TATCGTGGTGCCGTTTATCCGTTGGACCCTGCGACATGGCAAATGCCCTCACATTCTGGGTTGACTAACCTAGATGTTAAGGGCGCTAGCCTTATTGCCGCAGTTAAGCCAACGAATAACGTCGCCAACCTAGCTGTTGATCTAGCAGAAGCTAGATCACAGGGACTCCCGAAATTAGCTGGGGTCTCTGCTTGGAAAGATAGAACGAACCTTGCAAGAGCTGCGGGTTCGGAATATCTTAACAAGGAGTTTGGTTGGGTACCTCTTGCCAGCGACATACGTGACGCAAGTTACGCTGCCGCTAACGCTCCTGAGATTTTAGCATCTTATGAGCGTAACTCGGGCAAGTTGGTAAGACGGAGAATGGAACTTCCTATCGAGACTTCTGAGACGTGGTCGATTGTACAGTCATCTGCGCCTTACTTCGTTAGAAGTGACACAGATAATACCTGTATCGTCGATTCGTCTCAGCCCCAGGGTACGGTGCTCCAATGCGACCGCACGTACAAACGTACGTGGTTTTCTGGTGCTTTCACATACCACTTACCCCTTGGTTGGGGAAGCCATTATGGCTTGGTGGATGCGGCGGCTAAAGCCGGTCCCTTACTTGGGATCGAGCTTACGCCAGAGGTCGTTTGGAATGCTACACCTTGGACGTGGGCCCTCGACTGGGTGTCGAATATTGGAGATTGTGTTTCCAATATATCTGACATGATAGTCGATGGGTTGGTGATTAAGTATGGTTACGTGATGGAACATTATGTTTCATCACGTACCTACTATTACGCCGGTACCGGTAAGTATAAACCTATCGGTGGCGTCGTGGTCTCTCCTGTTACCCTCTTCTACGAGACGAAGAGGCGCAGGAAAGCCTCACCATTTGGTTTCGGGCTGGATTGGAGTGGTTTCACTCCACGCCAACTCGCCATCACTGTTGCTCTGGGTTTGACCCGGACGTAACTGAGATGGTTGTCCCACGCCTAGCCACATGGGCTAGGTGTAAAACACCTAGTCCTAGGAGTGATGCCTAATGGCATTTACCGATCCAATCGCACTGACGATTAATTCTGTGGGTTACACCCTACCGAAG